GATGCATTTGATGCTGCTGTTATCGCTAACATGTTTAGTGGTTTGTCTGCTTCTTCACCCGACCACGTGTTAGGTGCTGATAATGCGACTGCTTTAGGTGCTAACGTATATGATGGTACTGGTTCTGTTGACATTGGTTTAACAAGTGAAACTGACCCACTTAACCTTATGGCTAGAATGGCAAGACTACTTGACGAACAAAACGTACCTGAAGAAGGTCGTTGGTTTGTTGCTGGTCCTGACTTCTACGAGCAACTAGGACAATCAAGTTCTAAACTGCTTTCTGTAGACTTCAACGCTGGTCAAGGTTCTATAAGAAACGGTCTCGTTTCAAGTGGAAAACTCAGAGGATTTGATATGTACAAATCTAACAATATCGCTGCGACATCAAACGCAACTGGTAAAGTGTTAGCTGGACATATTTCATCTACTGCAACTGCTCAAACTATCATCTCAACTGAAGTCTTAAGAGACCCAAGTTCATTTGGTGATATCGTTAGAGGATTGCACGTTTATGGTTCTAAGGTACTTAGACCAGAAGCGATAGTAGGTGCTTTCTACTTAATCGACTAATTGTTGAAACCCGGGGGAGTCTTCGGACTCCTCCACTTTTTAAAAGGAATTTATTATGCATAAAGATATGAAGAAAAAACCAACTGGAAATGAAATGGCTAGAGGTGACTATGGTTACGGTGGCATGGCTAAAAAGAAAATGATGGGTGGTGGTAAAGTTAAACGAGCCATGTATAAAGACGGTGGGATGCCAAAAGCTAAACCTTGTTAAGATGAAAGTTCAAGCACCCAAAGGCTATCACTGGATGAAGTCCGGTAAGTCTTACAAACTAATGAAAGACCCTAAGACAGGTTATGCAGCTCATAAAGGAGCTAGTAAATCTGCAAACTTTCCAATTCAAAAAATTCATAAAAAATAATGGCAACAACATACTTAGATTTAACTAACGAAGTTCTTAGAGAACTAAACGAAATACCTCTTACGTCTGCAAATTTTGGAAATGCGACAGGTATTCAACAGTTTGTCAAGGATGCTATTAACAAGTCTATATTTGATATAGCAAATGAAGAACCACAGTTACCCTTTTTAGCAGTAGGCGAAAGCGGTGCAACTGACCCCTTCTATGGAAACGTGACGGTAGCTACTACAGCAGGTACCAGATGGTACGAACTAAAAGCAAGTAGCTCAAGTGTTCAAGACGATTACGCTTCGATAGATTGGGATGATTTTTATTTAACCACGATTAACGTCAGTGGTGAATCAGCTCCTTTTGTCTCTAGAGGATTAAAGTTTTTAAACTTAGCTGATTGGAAAAGATATTACAGAGACAGCGAAAACGAAGATGATGCTAATACACAAGCTTATGGAGAACCAAAGTTTGTTATTAAATCACCTGATGCAAGGAAGTTTGGCTTAAGTCCAATACCTGATAAAGAATACAACGTACACTTTTATGCATTTGACAAGCCTACAAAACTTACAGCATATGACGATACAGTTGTTTTTCCAGAACAATACACAAACGTTATAACTGCTAGAACAAGATATTATATTTGGCAGTTTAAAGAATCTCCACAACAAGCAGCGTTTGCTATGGATGATTATAAAAAAGCTATGAAGAGTATGAAATCTAATTTGATTAATCCTACTCCTCGTGCAATGACAGACGATAGAAGATACTTTTAATTTATGGCACGTTCACAACCATTTACAGTTGCCTGTTCTGGTGGTTTAGTTAAATCAGTTAATTCAATAGACTTATTAAAAACACCCGGAGTAGCTACAGTTTTACAAAACTTTGAATCTTCTACTGCTGGAGGATACAGACGTATTAATGGTTTTTCCAAATATAAAGTTGGTGATGTTACAGCTACACAACCTACAGGTGGAACAACTAATATACTCGGAGTATTTCCATACGCAGATGGAGTTATAGTAACTGCTGGTACAAATATTTATTTTAGTAACGATGGAGCTTCATGGTTACAAATAAATAAACTATCTGCTGGTGGAGGTGATGACCATACAACTTTTACAGGCAAAGCTGAAACTGCAAGAACTGGACAAGGACAGTGCCAGTTTGTATTATTTGAAGGTGCAACATTTGATTACGGTGAAGTAATTATAGCTGACGGTGCTAATAAGCCTTGGATTTTTAGAATGGAAGGCACAGGAGATTTAAATACTAGAACATTTTTTACAGAAGAAATAACAGTTGATGGTACTAACGGTGTAAAATATATTACTATCCATGACCATCATTTAATTGCAGCAGGGGTGGGAGATAATTTAAATACAGTATATTATAGTGTTTATAATGACCCTAATAACTTTACAGGTAGTGGTGCAGGTTCTGTTCAAATATCAGATAAAATTAAAGGTATTAAAGGATTTAGAACCGACTTAATAGTTTTTGCTGAAAACAGTATACATAAGTTAATAAATATAAATGATAGTGCTAATATTCGTATAGACCCTATTACTGAAAACGTAGGTTGTTTAAGCGGCTACAGTATTCAAGAGATTGCTGGTGATTTAATATTTTTAGCACCAGATGGCTTAAGAACAGTAGCAGGTACAGCAAGAATTGGTGATGTAGAGTTAGGAACAGTTAGCAAAGCAATTGCTCCTATTGTAACAGAACTGGCAGAAAATGTCAATGAATATATAATAGATAGTGTTGTTTTACGAGATAAATCACAGTATAGATTATTTTATACAGATACAGACTTGACAAATGCTTCACAAAAAGGTATAATAGGTACATTAAGACCCAATGGGTTTGAATGGTCTGAAACATTAGGACTTGAAGTTTCCGCAATTAATTCTGGATTTAATAACAACGGGATAGAAAAATTCTTTCATGGTGATACAAACGGTTATGTTTATACACATGATTCCGGTGATAATTTTGATGGTAGTGCAATAGATGCCAGATATCAAACACCTAACTATGATTATGGTGACTTTGGAACGTTAAAAACTTTACACTACATTAAACTATCTATAGCTCCAGAAAATGAAGTACAGCCTTTAGTAAGAGTAAGATTTGATTTTGATAGTAATGAAACACCACAACCAGAAGATTATATATTAGACAGTGTACCAGCTCCTTCGATATTTGGTACTGCTTTATTTGGAACAGCAAAATTTGGAGCAGCTGAACAACCTTTAGTTAGGTTAGCATTACAGGGTAGTGGTTATTCTAATAGTTTTAGAATATTAACAAACGATACAAATGCACCATACACAATAAACGGATTATATGTAGATTACATACCATCAGGTAGGAGATAAACACAATGGCAGGTTATACAAGACAAAGTACATTCGCAGACGGGGATACAATTACTGCTGCGTTATTTAACAATGAGTACAACCAACTTTTAAATGCTTTTAGTAACACAAGTGGTCATAAACATGATGGCACAACAGCCGAAGGACCTGTTATAGGACTGATTGGTGATGCAGGAGAAACTTCTCCAAACAACAAAGTATTAATAGATACTACAAATAACTACATTGAGTTTTATGTAGAAGTATCTTCAGCACCTGTACAACAGTTATATATTGCAGATGGAGCTATCATTCCTGTCACAGATAACGATATAGATTTAGGTACAAGTTCATTAGAGTTTAAAGATATTTATATTGATGGAACTGCCACCATTGATACATTAACTGTTGATGAAGCTGCTACTATTGGAACTACATTAGGTGTTACAGGTGCTACAACTCTTAGCTCTACACTTGCTGTTACAGGTACATCAACACTTACAGGTAACGTAACTACAACGAATGACTTATCTGTTGGTGGTAATCTTACAGTTACTGGTAATGCGACTATTTCAGGTAATCTTACATTTGGTGATGCAGATACTGATAGCATTAATTTAGCTGCTGAAATTGACTCTAACATTGTTCCTAATACAGATGATACATACGACTTAGGTACAACTACAAAAGAGTGGAGAAATCTTTACATAGACGGTACAGCTAACATAGATAGCCTTATAGCTGATACAGCAGATATTAACGGTGGTACTATAGACGGTGCTACTATAGCAACTTCAGATATAACTGTAGGTTCTGGTAAAACTTTAAACGTTTCTGCAGGTACACTTACTTTAGCAGATGACCAAATATCAGGTGATAAAGTTGAAGGTGGTACTATTGCTGCTACAACTATTACTACACTAGCTTCAACAACAGGTAACATTACAACTGTAAATTCTACAACAACTAATGCTACTACAGTAGATTCTACAAATATTGAAGTTACAAATTTAAAAGCTAAAGATGGAACTGCTGCAGGTTCTATAGCAGACTCTACAGGTGTTGTAACACTTGGAAGTTCTGTACTAACTACAACAGATATTAATGGTGGAACTATTGATGGTTCTACTATAGCTACATCTGATATTACAGTTGGAACTGGAAAAACTTTAGATGTATCTTCAGGAACTTTAACACTTGCTGACAATCAAATATCAGGTGATAAAGTTGAAGGTGGTACTATTGCTGCTACAACTATAACAGATTTAACTTTTGGTAGCCTTAACGATGGTACCATAACTGTTACAGCTTTTGCTGATGAAGATGATATGTCTTCAGACTCTGCAACACTTGTACCAACTCAACAATCTGTAAAAGCTTATGTAGACTCTCAAGTGACTGCACAGGACTTAGACTTTGCAGGTGATACAGGTGGTGCTTTAAGTATTGACCTCGACTCAGAAAGCCTTACAATCGCTGGTGGGACCGGTATTGATACTTCAGGAGCTACTAACACTTTAACAGTTGCAATAGACTCTACAGTTGCTACATTGACTGGCACACAGACTTTAACAAATAAAACACTTACAACACCAATTATTAGTTCTATATCTAATACTGGTACATTAACTTTACCAACTTCAACAGATACATTAGTTGGTAGAGCCACAACAGATACTCTTACAAATAAAACCCTTACAAGCCCTGTACTTAATACAGGTGTTTCAGGTACAGCTTTTCTTGACGATGATACTTTTGCAACTGCAACAGCTAGTACATTAGCTTCTTCAGAGTCTATCAAAGCTTATGTAGATTCAGAAGTTGGTAGTATAGTTAGTGATGTTGTTGGTGATACAACTCCACAGTTAGGTGGAACATTAGATACTAATGGTAATCTTATTCAATTTGGAGATAGTTCAAGTGCTACTGACGATAGATTACAGTTTGGTGCTTCACAAGATTTACAGATTTACCATGATGGTTCTAATAGTTATATAGACGATGCAGGTACAGGTGCATTAGTAATTCGTTCTAATGAAATACAGTTACAAAAATATACTGGTGAAACAATGGCATCTTTTATTGCCGATAGTACAGTACAACTTAGATATGATAATGTTATCAAACTAGCCACAACCTCAACAGGCATAGA